TCTACACCTGCGATACGCTGAATAGCCTGTAAAGACTGAACATAGTATGAGTAGAAAGTGTTACCAGCAACGATTGTATCTACTTTATCAGTTCCACGAACAGACTTGATAGCTGCGTCAGTCATCTTAGCTTGGATGTTAGCGTAACCAGTTACACCAGTAGTTGCTTGGTTCTGCCAAAATGTCCAGTTAGCACGGTTAATACCACCGTATGTACCTGTTGTTGGAGAAGTAGAAACTGCTGCTGCCAAACCAGTAATGTTTTTACCACCATTACCTGTACCGTCACCATAGATGTCAGTAGAGATACGGTTCAACAAACGGGCTTCGGAAACTTGCATACGACCATCTAACAAGTCGATGATTGCTTCTTTGCTGGAGTTCTGCAACATTTCTAAACCACTCATTGTTACGCTATCAGCGTACTGAGTAATAGAGAATTGAGCCGCAGAGATAGGGCTATCAGGAGTGATGTTCAATACTTCGTAACCGCTGTATGAGTTAGCGTTATTTGTATTTGGATCGTTGTACATGATTTCTTGCAAAATCACATTACCACCTGAGAATGGTTGTACATTACCTTTAGCGTTCAAACGCTGAAGGATTGCGTTGTTTTGTGTCAAGTTATCTGCCAATACGCCGCTACGACTTTGAATGGTGGTAGCGATAATATCGGTGATTGCTGAGTTAGCAAATGCCATGATATTTCCTTTATTAAATTAAGTTAAACCCGACCACTCTCTGCATCAGCTAAAGAAGCCAATAACAATGAGCGTCTATCCTTTGCATCTGTCTTAGACACCTGACCGCTAGGAGTAGCTGATCTTGGACTAACAGCAGTTGCTTTAGCTTTTGCTACTTGTTGTGCCTTAGATGCTTGATTACCAGCCGATTTCAGGAGTTTGTCCTGTTCTAGCTTGTAAGCTTCATCGTTCATACGCACAGCTTTTGCATAAGCCGATTCTAGGTCTTGGGCTAAACCTCGCTCAAGTAATTGAGCCATATCTTCCCTTACCATCTCAAAGTGCGGAAACCGCGCCTTGTCACTACTTACTCGACTGATTTCTGAGGTCAATCTAGCATTTTCTTCTTGATCTCGTATCGCTGACAATTGCTGAACTTGTTGCTGGGTAGCTTGAAGTTGTTGCATTAATTGTTGTTGATACGGGTCTACATACGCCTGTTCGGGCATTTGTAAACTATCTTGGTTTAATTGTATTCCATAATCTTGTGCAAGTCTATGAAACATCTGCACTTTTTCCTGATACGGTGCTTTTGACAGAATCATATGGGCGCGACCAAGATTATTAATCCAAGCTACTGGGTGAATTCCTTGGGATTGCAATTCAGGCACAAATGGGCCAATGGCTTGAGTTAATTGTCTTGCATTGTCAGCTTCAGCTTTATAGGCAGATACACCACGCTTATATTCAGCTTCGCGCTGGTTGGCATATTCAGCAAACTTGGTGAAATCTTCCTTTTTAAGTGGTTCGCCCTTTTCCATTTTGTCCCAAATCTCTACATATTCCTTTTTCCATGTAGTTGGGCGTTGTACCTTTACTTCTTCTGAAGCTTCATCAGTAGCTTCTGCCACCAATTCAGGTTCTTCAACGGAATCGTCTTGGCTATCGGTTTCTTGGGCTTTAGACTTAAAACGACCCTTTTCGTCACGGCTTTCTTCAGGTTCTTCTTCTCTTGCATTTTCGGCTTGGATTGGATCGTCATTGACTTCAATTTCCTTTTCGATAGGAGCTTTTAATGTGCCATCTTCAGCTTGTTCAAGGGCTGCTTCTAACATCTCTCTGCGGTCTAATTCTTCACTCATTTAATGCTCCTTATCGTAATTTGGCGTGGGTTACTTCGGCAATAGTGCGTTTAAGATGCTCGCGCTCTTTAGTGCTTAATTCATGCTTTTTCTGTTGGGTAGGGACATCGTTGCCTAATTCGATACAATTGTTGCGTTTTAGGTTTTCACGATGCTTAGAACGGCTAGATACCCATGAGCCATCAGCCATAGATATATGACCTTCAATGTCTGACATCACCATTGGAGCTTCTCTGCGGGTCATTTCTTGCTTTTGCTGCCATGCTTTGTCAGCTTCTTCGCCTTCAAATGGCAGATTCCAATAAGCTAGATACTTTTCGCGGTCATCGTATTGCGTTGCATCATATTCTTCGTGTTCTACTTTGCAGTGATGGCAAGTTACTTTGACTTTTACTAAAGCCATTACATTCTCCTTATAAGGTCAGGGATTTGGTCATATTCACTAGGTCTTAAACAAACTACGCTGTCATACCAACGGCCATTTTTCCACCGCCAGCATACAAATTCTTCTTTAGGTAGCAAAACAATCGTTTTAACGCCTAAAGCACCAGCAAGATGAGCCGTTCCAGTGTCTACAGTTACGATTCCTTTGCAAGCCTTCATATGGGCAGCAGTTTTGACCCAGTTTGTTTTCCATCCATCATCAGGTAGTGGGTTAAACATTCCATCTGACTTAGGATTTAGGCTATAGCAGTCTGATCCCGTGTATTTTTCCATCTCACGGACATCAATTGACTTTAGGTAATACATTATTTGCTTGGATGCTTCCCAATTAACCCCGATCTTGGCGGGAATATTGCTTGGTTGAGCGTGAAAATAGCCTTCAGAACCAATAATCTTCTTTTTACTCAATGGAAACATGGACTTGACCATTGGATGCGACAAACTAATGTAATAAGGCAGTGACATTGACCCAATCCAGTAATCAGATTCGGTTGCTGCGCCTTTTTCTAGGTCATTAGTAAATACATCTACGCAATCTAGCTGACCTAATAGGTGATGAAGTGTGCTTTCTTGTAATACGGTTACCTGTTTCGCGCCCAAAGCCTTTAATGCAGGTAAAAAGCGGGCAAACATAATAATGTCACCAAAGCCTTGTTCCATTTGGACTGTAATGGTTTTCCCTAATAAAGATTCACCTCTCCATACAGGCATTTTAAGGGCTGGACTGTAGCCATTAGTTTGCTGGGCGATGATGTCAGGATGCCAGCGGTATTCAAAAAGCCTGAATCCTTGGTCGTATCTGCCAGCGTGTAAGTGGTCGTAACCTAATCTATATTGTGCGTCTGCACTTAATGTAGAAGTATTAATATGGATTCCTCATCGTCTAGTTCCTCTAGGCGTTTGGCTTCCAATACTCGCAAATGCTCTTGTATAAGAGTTTGCTGTTTTCTGTAAGCTACTGCCGCAAGGATGTTTTCCTTTTGTCTTTCAAGGTAGCTTATAGACCGTTGTAATTCTTCTGTTTCAGCTAACGGTATATCAGCTTTAACCTCTTGTTTTGATTGTACTTTAGTTCTCTTAACTTTTGCAACAGGCGAAACTAAATCGCGAATACTTTGCTTACGAGAAGCGTTTGCGTCTTTAGTTGCCTTTTCTAATTGGCGTTGCCGAGCTTCAATCTTTTTCGTAAGTCTTTGCGCCCGTAACCATTCTTCTTTTGTCCAGCCATCTCCACCAGTTTGACCAGTAGGGGTCGGAGCAACATATACCTGAAAGGCATTATTTTGAAACGCATTAGCTTGAAAAGCTGTTGCAAACATTAGAATGTGCCGCCTGATACCCCTACAAACTTAGTAGCAGTAATGGTTGTTCCAGTAATAGCTGCTGCTGTTGTACCGCCAATAGCAGGGGGACTAGATAAGTCTAATGTTCCACCTAAAGTAAGGCTTCCACTAGTTGTTACTGTTCCTGTAATAGTAAGTCCGTTAATTGTGCCTGTGCCACCTACGCTAGTAACAGTACCAGTATTTGAAGTCTTATTATTAAATGTATTCCAATCTGTAGAAGTCAAATAACCGCTTACAGAAGTAGTAGCTGCTGGCATTGAAATTACAGGGGTTGTACCACCTGTAGAAGCTACTGGGGCAGTTGCTGTAACGCTAGTAACTGTACCTACGCTTACAGAGCCCCCCAATGCAGTTGCATTACCATTAATTGTGATACTTGAATTTACAAGGGCAGAATTAGGAATAGATGTAAGACTTGCTCCTGAGCCACTAAATGTTGTAGCTGTAACAGTTGTGCCTGTAATGGCCTTTGGCGTTGTAGCACCAATAACCATGTTATCTATTGCGCCAACGGTAGCTGGATTTACTGTTACTGAGCCTGTGCCTGTAGGGGCTAAACTGACATTTTTATTGGTTGGGTTTGCTAATAAACCACCATTTATTGTGACATTACCGCTGCCACCGCCATCCCAGTTTAATAATGAAGTACCTGTGTAAGTGCGTAAATTACCACCTAAAATAGATTGCGCATAAAAATCAGGGCTAACTACCTTTGTATTGGCATTGATTGTAGAGCCAGTAATCGTGTTTGGTGTTGTGCCGCCAATTACAGGAGGTGAAGATAAATCTAGCGAGCCACCTAAAGTCAAATTGCCAGTAGATGTAACTGTTCCGCTAAGACTAATGCCTGAAACTGTGCCTGTACCACTAACGCTTGATACTGCACCTACATCAGTAGCAGTCAGTACGACTGTGCCTGTTTTACCATTGACGCTAGTTACTGAATCAGTATTGTCAATCTTTTGCCATACAGAACCATTAAATACAGCCCAATCGCTTACTTGCCAATCAGTAATGCCATTAAGGTTTGTTGTACCTGCAACACTAACAACATAGTAATAACCTTTAGTGCCTACTGAACTTGTAAGAGTAGGGGTATTTGTTGTTGCGTTCCAAGTACCTTGGTAGTTTAAATCACCAAGCGGAGGAATCTGAGAAAGTGGCACTTGACCACCAGAATCAAGAGTTGCTACTCCGTTGGCTACACCAGCATCTTTAGTTGAAGCAGTACCAAGCCCTGTAATGTCTGTATTAGGAATAGTAGAACTAGCAGTCATTGTGCTAGTGCCATTACCTTTTACATAACCAGTAAGTGTAGAAGCTCCTGTGCCACCGTTAGCTACAGGTACAGTCCCACTTAATTGGTGAGTTGCGTTCCAATCCGATGGCTCAATTAAAGATGCGTCACCGCTATCAGGTATGGTTGATACCTTAGTATGCGTTACGGTAATAGCCATTATTGAACTCCAGTTATCTTACCGTCAGGGCCTCTTACTACTGTTTTAGGGCGGTTATGTTGCTGGTTGATTGTATCAACTAGAGAAGTGATTGCTTGAGCCATTTGAGCATTACCTTGACCGATTGCGTTAGCAATAGGAGCTAAAGGATGTTCCATAGCACTTGCAGCTTCTTCTTCTGACATATAGGCTTGTTCGCCTGTATCTTCGGAAGCACCAATTCTAGCAACTTCAATCTTTGCCCCGTTGTTAATGTGAGCCAATAAAACTTGAGTATTGCGCTCTGTCATCATTTTCATTTGAGCTACTTTTAAATCCATCTCGGCTTGGGCGCGGTTACGCTGATCTTCCAATTGGAATTTAAGTTGGTTCTCTTGGGCTTGGTATTCTTGTTTAGCTTTCTCAAGCTCCATCTGCATCTGCATCTTCTGTTGCTCAAGTTGCATTGCTTGTTGTGCTTCAGCTTGATTTGCTTGCATCTTGGCTTGTTCAATCTGCATAGCCATCTGCATTTTTTGTTCTTCAGGAGTAGGCTTTTTAGGCTGTCCTTCAGTTTGTTTAGCTTGTTCGCGGAATTTATCAGCTGTTTCGTCAATGATTCCCTCAAGTCCTTTGCCAGCTTTAAAGGCTGTGACGGCAAATTTAACCATCTCCATGAGCATAGGGGTCATTTCAGGTACGGCTTGAGCAGCTGGGACTACTTGTTGCATAAAGCTACCAATAGATTGCAAGAATTCCATGCGGTTTTGCTTTTCAGCTTGCTCGTCTTGGAAAATCATGGAATCGCTAGTAACTTCAATACGGAAGTTCTTGGCACATTCGTCACGCAATAAAGCTAGCGCAGGTTGAATATACTGTTTATCCGTATCGCTTAACTGCATCGCGCCCGAAATCTTGATGATTGTGTCATCAGTGAAGTGGTTGCAAATGATTTGGGCTTTAATAGATAACAAGCTTGTAGCAAAGTCTACGACTGCGTGTTGCATAGTCTTTAAGCGACCCATTGCATTGTTAGACTTAATAATTTGTGCGCCAAGGGTTTCGTTAGGATCAGTCTGTCCACGCTGAATATCAGCAATACCCATAATCTCGTAGATTTGACCTTTAACTTGTTCCATAGCTTGATAAGCCATAGTCAAAGCTTGTGCAATTGGAGCGATGTCTACAAGGTTAATAGCTCCTTGCATACCTTGTTTCTCAGCAAAGGCGTTCCAGTTCTTAACTGGGATCAAGGTATTGTTTTCGCCTTCAGAAAATAGACGGGCAAGACTTGGCTCGGAAGCGTCATAAACTCCCCGTACTTTCAGAGCTTGAATAAATCCATCGATACGGTCAGCCAATGTGTCTAATTGACGGGCTTGGTCTTGGTATAGAACAAAATCAGGGATAGGTTCAAGCTTATCGCTGGTTAATGTAGCGTATAAAGGTTTAGGACAAGGCCAAAAGTTCTCTAACTCTAATGGGTCAGGTCTTGTATCAAGGATTTTGCTCATTGACTTAGATAGCCAAATTACATCACCTGTAGTCTTATCCCATATTTCGTATATACAAGCTTCGGATGCGCCTTCGCCCATCTTTTCGTTGTAAGTCTTTGTATTATCAGGCTTTGTGTCTAAAGGAATCTGACCGCCAAGTTCTTCGCCAAAGCGTTCAACAAGGGCTGGTCTGCCCATATAGACTTTACGCCATACTGCGGTTACTTCTTCCCATGTACGGGCGATTGTGTGTCCAAAGTCACGCCAATAGACATAATCTACTGGAGCGCACTCATACTCAATGCGTTCTTCATTCTCTTGGAATATACCGCCTTCGGTTTCTGCTTCATCAGTATTGCTAGTAATTTCAAAGCCATCTTCAGGTACATCAGCACCTTCCATCTCATCTTCTTTGGCTTTACCAACAATATGTGGCTCATAACGAACCCAGCTTGTACCACGACCACCTAATAAACGGTCTTGAACAGAAGCGTTCATTGCTGATTTGTAGTCACCATAATGCTCAATCTCATACTCTAATGCTCTTTCAAGCATCATTGACGCTACACGACCTATTGGATCATTGTCCCTAAATCTACGGCTGACATCAGGGCGCGGAAGTCTTGCAAAGATAGCTGGGGTAATGGTTTGTACATTACTCCATAGGATATTGAACTTGGCATTAGGGTTATTCCTAGTGCGGCTGTCATCCCTATATCGTTTAATAATTCTATCTGTGCGGCCTTCCCACTCTTTAAAGCTACGCTCGTAGCCAGCAATAGTGGTATACCAATCTTGGTATGTATGATCCATATAAATCCTTAAACGAAGTTACCTACGGCCATTACGGTTGCACCAGCACCAGTAGTAACGCTCCATGCGCCATTAGCTGATTGAGCATTGATAGTTAGGTCATATACGCCAACAGGAGTAGTAGCCGCAACTAATGTGTAAGATGTTGCGCCATCTAATAAAGCGACTGTACCTGTAGCGGAAACAGTAACAGTAACGATTAGACGCATTAAAGTATCACCTTTTGCGCCAGTTGAACCTAAAACCTGACCAGTAGTGCTAGCAGGTATGATTTCGTAATATGTTCCAAATGGTAGGGCTACGGCTGACATGATTAAATCCTTTTAAAAGTTGATTTGGGGGTTTGTTTCCATAATTCGTTTAGGCTGACATCCGTTTGTCCAACATGAAGTCCTGTAACCCTAGTATCACTGAGGATAGGAGTTTCTTCATCTTTCCATACGATTGAAAGATAACGGAAAGCATCGGCAGAATGACTTGTCCAATCGTGTTTTGGGCGATCCCGAAATACTTTTTTATCGTCATCCCATTCCCTTTGATATTGACGCAAACATTCGATACCTTCTTCACACCTATTATCAAACCAAGCGCGAGTTAATGCAAGCCTTGTTGCTTGAATTCCGTCCTGAAGTGATAGGTTTGGGACAATTTTTAGATGTTTTATGTCGATTTTTGTCGCAAATTGTTCGATTATGCTTTTACCACCTGAAGCCATTGTTTTTGCGCGAGCGTCATGGGGAAGATAATGGTATCCATATTTATACCCGAATTCATCTTCTTTTTGAGCCAGCAATCCTGTATAGAATGGCACGGCTTGTCCATTGGATGAATGATGGTCAAGTACCCGTATCTCCCCATATACCACCTGAAACCACCATATTGAGGTTGAATCATTGAAACCCAAATCCCAAGCAGTGTGACAAGGAAACATAGGGTCGTAATCGACAGTAGTAATCCTATCCAAATCCGTAATCCTACGCATCTCTTGTCCATAATATGCCCCTAATATGGCTGCTTCAAATGAACATAAGAATTCAGCCTCGTATTGATTGTCTGACATCATACTTCTAGCGTCATCTAATTCAGATTGAGGCAATAACCCTGATTGATCAGCCCTCAATGTTTTGGAATACCATTGCGGGTTGTTTTCCGCGTTCTTGAATATCTCATAAAAGCCGTTGTGACCTTTAGGAGTACCAATAAATGTAGCCCAGCCACCTCTATCTGCCAGTGCTGGACGGATAATCTCACCCCATACCCTAGGCTTCATATCAGCATATTCGTCCAATACGATCCCATCACAGTAGTTTCCGCGCAAACTGTCAGGAGAATCAGCACCAAATAGCCGAATCTTAGCCCCATTGTGCAGTTGCACCCATAATTCTGATTGATTGGCTTTATCTAACGCAGGTGCAGCAAAGCGTAATAAATAGTCCCAAGCTACGGATTTAGCCTGACTATATAGCGGACAAAGGTAAAAGTAGCGTCCATCAGGCTTACCTTCTTTAATAGCCCGTCTAATCAGGTCATTAATCGATGCTACAGTCTTACCAGCCCTTCGGTGACATACAAGTACCGCCCAACGCTCTTTACGGTTGTGAAAGGCTTTAAATGCGTCCCGTGCTTTGTATTCAAATTCGTGAACTACTACATCACTCATCTTGCCACTTGTAAATGTGAGTTATAGGCTTGGTTTCGTCACCAATATGTTCACTACGGGCTAGTTTAGGCAAATGGTATTCCATGACGCTTTGCAACATACCAAATGCTTTTTCAGGATTAGGAGGCACAACATATACAGGATTACCCTCAGTGCTGAACTTTGGGTTGCCTTCCTTGTCTAATGCTTGGATGCCATAAGCGACGCTCTCAAGCCATTCTTGCATAGCTGGGGCATTACCATCAACGAACTTAGCAATCGCCTCACGAGCCATTCCTGTGGACTTGTTGCCTACGCCTTTAGGTCTACCTGCTCTATTTAGATTACCTTCTACAGATTTCGACAATTTATTACTCATACCTTATCCAAGTGGTTGATTAAGATAAGTTAATTCTACTACTATTTGACTTCTTTATCCAAATCTTTGACTTTATTGGCAA